CTGGGGAATGAGCACAGAGACATACGGATTATTTTATACGGACAATACTGCTGAAAGTTTCACCTTTGCAACAGAAACTCTGTCTTCAAGAGGAGGTACTGCTCCTTCTAACAGTCATCAACAAAAAGCAATCAACTCAAAAGACGGATTTGCTTGGTGCGGTAACGAAGGCACTTTTAACGGAGGCAACAGCTTTCGAGTAACCAATTGGACCACAAACACCACTTCAGGAACTGTGCCCAAGCCAGTTACCAACTCTGGAGAAGAGAACCTCACAATGGGACAGGACCACCAATACATGTTAGGCATGTTCAACGGCAATCAAAACAACATTTCCTGGAAATGGATTTATGCTACTGATTCTGGCTTCAGAGGTGCTTCGTCTATGGAGCCCAAAGGCAAACCCGGTTCCAGTTCGGGCGTGTGCAGTTGGCGTGATTGATAATTACAATAGCACACCGATCTAGTGCAAAATTTAAGGATGGTGAAATATGGATAGACTACAACAATATCATTTCGCAGAAAAATATATCAGTGAACTTAACACAGATGTATCAATGCTTGCCGAAAAAGATCAAGAAATTTTGAACTACAGTTTGAATAAAGAATGGTGTAATCCCAAGTACAAAATGCGTTGGTTTGTAGGCGAGACGCAGATTACGCCATTCAGCAAACTAAGACAGTGGCTGCTTGAAATAAAAGGCAGGGAGGAAGCAATCGAAGGGTTAGAATACGATATTGCAAAATGGCAGATTGAAATAGATAAAACCAATCACATTGCTGAAAATACCACAGATGAATTTGAACGTAGATCTGCTGAACTTGAAGCTTGGAACCTAGAAAGAAAACAAATTGCCACTAAAAGAAGATTGTCAAATTGGTATCTTGAAAGACAGCAGTTGATTGATTTAGTGAATGAATTCCTAGAATCAGAAGAAGCAATTGTACCTGACGGTACTGGCAGAACTTATATGGATATAATGGACACTGAGGAAGAGGACCAATACGAAGCAGAATATTGGACTAATAGGTTGGCCAAGCAAGCAGCAACAGACATGTTGTTTTACGGCAGAATAAACACAGGTAACATGGACGCAATTCTCAGCATGAGTTCAGAACAACAGACCGAAACTTTGACCTTAGCACTAAAATATGGCACTCAATTGCAGCAGTCGCAAGATCAAATACAGTCAGAAGTCAACGAGCAATTGGAACTAGAAAAACAGAATCAAAATGCGGCTCTCGCACATTCAGCAGATGGCAAACACACTAACAACGTTTCTATCGATACAGAAGAGGACAATATGCTAAATGTATATAATACATGAAACACTGTCGGATCATGATCCAAGAATAGATTCTAGAACTACGTTAATAGGTGATTATTGGCATTTCACAGTTCGGTACATTCCAGACGAATCAGTATACCTCGACTGGCTGTTATATGAAGAAATCTCAGAACCAGTTGCTAAATCTTATAAAATCACAAAGTCCTATAAAGGAGTCATTAGTATTTCAGAACCTGTTACTAACATTGATGAAATTACTCAGGTATCTGCCGACACAGAGTATAAAAAATACATATATGAGTTAACTGACACTGATAAATCCAATGTTACAGAGTTAATGAAAGCTAGCATGAGATTGTATGCTAAAGCAAGATTGCAAAATCCAATACTAGAAAAATTATTAGTAGAAGTAGATCTTGCAGACTCTATTGAAAGATGCGAATATGTAATGCACCACTATTACGGCGTGGGTTCAGCAACAATGGATAAAACTCCCCAAAGGCCTGCATTCGAAGTAAACTGGCCTAGAGAAATTTGATTGACTTTCTGTATATTCGCTGTTAAACTTAACGAGTAATGAAGAATTTATTTAGTATTCCACTCAATCCAAAACTCTCTCCTCAGCAATATGAAGAATTCATAGAATTTGCTGTCAATTATAAACATTTAATATACGATATATATTTTACCAGCAGAATTGCTCCGTTTGGACAAGATGCAATGGGCGATGTGTTTGTGCTTCAGGAAGATTACGGATATGCAATTGATATAGCGCTGAAAATACAAGAATTTACCGGTGTGCCTGTAAGTGCTACCTTTAATAACATTCAAGTGCCTCCTACACAGAAAAATCTTGATATTTTTATTTACAATTTTAAACGTCTGTACGATGCGGGAGTACGCAAAGCAACTATTCCGCATACACACTGGATGGCAACTGGACAAATCAAAGCAGCATTTCCTGAACTCGAAGTTAAGAACACGATACTGCGAGATGTTCGAACTGCAACCGAAATTGTAAATCTTGCAAAATACGGATTTGACTATATCAATTTGGACCGAGATCTAATGCGGGATAGAGACACACTATTGCGCTTGAAACAAGCAAAGGAATGGATTAAAGAAAACCTAGGACGAGAAATCAAATTCAGTTTGCTAGCAAACGAAGGCTGCATCGGAAATTGTCCGATGATGGTTGAACATTTTGAATTTAATAATAATCGGGAAGGAGCATCTCCTCAGTACTTTAATGATCCAATAAGCCGAGTCAGTTGTCCTAAGTGGAATGTTGAGGATCCGTCTGTCCATCTAAAAAAAGCAAATTTACCACCGTGGAAAGCTGATTGGGAAGAGCTTGTAAGAGACCTTGGTATAGATGTCTTCAAAATGCACGGCCGCGAAGCAATTAGTCGAATGTACGAAACAATGGATATTGTTAAAAGATGGGATAACAACGAAGTGTTCCTTCATGATACGTTTAGCAACTATCTAGAAGAAACAAATCTCTTGAACAAACCTATCAATATATGGCGCGATAAAATAAAAAATTGCAAGTTTGACTGCTGGGAATGCCAATATTGTGACAAGATATATCAAGCCAAAACTGCTATGGATCACAGTGATCTTGTTAAACACACTGCAGATAGCATAGCAAAATCAGGCATTCCGACCGTTAATATTCCAGTTATAGGACTGACCTCACCTAGAGTACAAACACTACTAAATTTACTTGCACAAGGAGTAGACACCTACCTAGAAGTAGGTTCGTATCAAGGAGCAACACTGTGTGCTACAATGCTGGATAATCCAATAACTGCGGTTGCTATAGATAACTGGAAAGAACAGATTCAATCAAAAAACGGAAGCGTAAAAGCAGAAAACGATATAAACACATTCATGAAAAATGTAGAAGAATACAGAGGTAGGTCGATTGTAAATGTTTTGAACTCAGACCTGTTTCAAGTGGATGTCACTCCGATGTTGCACAGCATGAAATTATTCTTCTATGACGGTCCTCATGATCAACAAAGTGTGAAACAATCTGTAGAACATTACTGGCCTGCGCTTACAGAAGAATGTATATTGGTGTTTGATGATGCAAATTGGAAAGGAGTAGTGGACGGTGCTAGAGAAGGCATTAATTCATGTAATGGTATTGCTATCTATGAAAAAATGCTTCTAAATAGCGAGGAAAGCAAAAATGACTGGTGGAATGGTTTATACATAGTTGTAGCGAGAAAATAAATGTATCTTAATAAAATCAAAAAAATTACAATATTTGGAGGAGGCACAAGCGGTTGGCTGACTGCTGCATTCCTGCTGAACAATCTTGCTGTTCCTACAGAGATAGTATTGATAGAAAATTCTAAACAAGGGCCTATCGGTGTCGGCGAAGGAACACAGCCATTGACTGCAAAGTTTCTGAGTCAATGCGGTATACCTCCGCATCTGTGGATGAAAGACAGCAATGCAAGTTTTAAATACGGAGTAGAATTGGTAGGATGGAATAATGATTCCTATTTTGTAGACAATGACAATTTTACAAATGCAATAATCGCTGATGATTTCTTTACCAGCGATTATTTCATAGACAGATCATATTCTGAGTTTGCAGAATGGCATCCTGCTTATAGATTAGCAAAAAAGAACATCTGTCAGAAATACGACGACTACCTTGACGTGAATCTTGGAATGAGTCCGCACGATTTTGGCGCTGTTCATTTCAGTGCATATGCCATTATTGCTACAATAAAAAAATTAATTGAAAAAGATATAACATACATAGACACAGATATCATCGAAGTTGAATCATCAGACCATGGTATTCAGGCTTTAATCGATTCAGCAGGATCTCAATTTACATCTGATCTTTTTATTGACTGTTCAGGATTTTCCAGTAGATTATTAGAACAAGAACTCAAAGTACCTTTTAATTCTTTTTCTGATTACCTGCTAAATGATAGTGCTGTTATGATACGGTCACAGTACACAGATCCGCAATCTCAGTGTCATCCTTACACAAAAGCAACTGCAATGGATGCAGGATGGCGATTTACAATACCGACTTTCAAAGACATAGGCAATGGATACATATATTCAAGCGACTTTATTTCTGAGGAAGATGCTGAGAAGGAATTACGCACTGCAATATCTGAGTATGTATCTCCAGCAAAACATTTAAAAATGAAGTGCGGAAGTCATAAAGAAATTGCAGTAAAAAATGTTTGTGCAGTTGGGCTCGCTGCCGGATTTGTTGAGCCTCTAGAAGCAACTGGAATAACATTTACAACTGCAGCAGTGTCGCAAATAGCGGCTGTGCTAAATCAAAGTGGAAATGTTTGGGGTGATCATCAAAGAGCAAATATAAATCATTATTTTGAATTTATGACCTATGAAATTTTGGCTTTTGTGTGGGCGCATTATTTTTATTCTTCAAAAAATGACACAGAATACTGGAAACAGGTTCACAAACAAAAACTAGAGAATTTACCTAGATTATCGAGAGAAATTTTAGATATGTTTATTCCAGAACCAAAAAGATTCTTTAATTTAACATCTTACTCAATGTTTAACGTAGTCCAGTGGTTCAGTGTGTTGCATGCCGGCGGCGCCTATTCAAATACCCAATCAAATCTTACGGACAAACAGAAAAAATATGCAGAATATTTTCTTGAAACTCACAATCAAAGAGTGAAACTGGCAGAAGAAATGTTTGATAATCATTATGACTATCTAACCAAATGGTACAGCAAATGATAACTCTTTTTGATTCAGTGCTTGAAACAGTTCCTAATGTAGGAAATGACGAACAACTTCGTTCTCTTTTAGGACAAATTGAAAACAACAGAAACGAACCGTCTAACAACAATACAAATGATGGATGTTGGAGATCCAGTAAAAAATACAAAGATATTGATTGGCTTATTAAGGAGATAACAAGCACAGTCTCTAATGCAATCAAGTACTACAGCAATAAAGATCAAGTTTTTGCTGAAGCCGTAAAAAATCTTAATATAAAAGATTTTAAAATTTTTTATTGGACAAATGTAAATCAACCCTTGTCACGAAATGTCATCCATTCGCATAAAAGTGCAATATTTTCTGGTGTATATTACCTACAAGGAACAGACACAGGAAATCTAAGATTTATAAATCCTGCGAATATTTTAGGAGAATGCAATAACTGGTCACCTTTTACAAGAGACTTTTTCTACACGCCTTCTGACAGAGATCTAACTATGTGGCCATCATGGCTACCTCACGAGGTTGAAACAAACCTTTCAAATCGTGAAAGAATTAACATAGCATACGATATTATAATATGAAGAGAATAGAGTTTTATTCAAAAATACCAGGTGTAGCCGATATGTTTCCTATTGTGCATGCTCGTGATGCACTGCCTAGATGGGCCAAATCGGCTAAAAAAAACTACGTAAACACAAAAAAAAGCACAATTGGCAGAAACAATCACATTTATCAATGTCCGGGCATATTCAATCTAATGACTCAGGGATACATTGTGCCAATGTGGCACGATGTGATAATTTCTACTAACGGTGATCCAGACTCCTTTTCGTGGACTGTTCCAACATCTGATTTAAACGAACTAGACAACGAAACCGATATAATAGAAAATCAAACTAACGGCGTAGGATCATTGATGCCTATGAAACCCTGGAGTATGAACACCTTGATTAAAATCAATACTCCGTGGAACGTTGTTGCACCTAGAGGTATCAAATTATTGATACTGCCAATATCTTATCCTGACAGTTTTGAGTTTGAAAGTTCGATCGGCATTCAAGACCCTGGGATATCTAATGAAATAAATGCACAATTGTATTACAACGTACCCAAAGGGGATTATTTGATAAAAGCGGGAACTCCTTTGTTTCAAATAGTACCTTTGAGTGAAAAAAATATAGATATGACTTGCAGAGAAATGAACAATTTAGATAAGTTATGGATTGCAAAAAGGCGATATTTTAACACAGCATCGTTTAAGATTAAAAGAAACATTGTCAAGGATATATACTATCGTCACTTTGGGAAATAAAAATGTTTAGCGAAATATTTACTGATGATTTAGCAGTTTATACTGTGGTACCGAGAGAGATAACAGACGATACTGCTCTCTATAAATTTCAGCGAGATCGACAAAAGAAACGAAAATTTATCCAGGAACTGCTGAAACACAATGAAATTATGATATTTTATATAGAAGAGGAGGACGGTCTTGAAAAGTTTGTTGTTGCTACGCTGAAAAACATAGATGTTGATGCTTTTGATTTGCCAGAAGCAATTGACGAATGGCGAAACAATACCTATCAAGTTAAACATCATGTTCCTTTTATCAGTGTACCGGATAAGACTCCCTTTTATATACATGTTGACGATATAACAAAAATAGTTTTACGAAATGAAAATATACAGGAAGTTACAAAAAATTTAAAATTATGGTAACTGATCTATTTGGTCAAGCACATCAACAATGGTAGAAATTTTGACCTGATTGACTTTTTTGTTTAAAGTGTTTTTGACGCCGTAATGTAAAGGATTTGGCCAACAGTTATAAGTTACCCATGCATATCCATTGTGCTCGCAATTTAAACAAGGTTGAAATTCTTCTTGTACAACACATAGATAGGTATGATATACAAATAAAGAATCGCGAGATTTAAACTTCTCAAGTGGCATGGTTTTTGAAATTGAAACAACTCCTATTTCTTCCTGAATTTCGCGCTCACAGCCCTCCCATTCTGTTTCTTCTCCTTCCAGTGTTCCTCCAACTAACCCCCATACATTAGATCGTTTACTTTGAGCACGGTGTACAAAAAGAAATCTTTTTGTATCTAAGGCATAAAATAATGCTCCTGAACAAATAGTTGATATCATATGTTTATATACTTTATCATGTGCCAAAATAATTGCAATTGTGATTCTATATAAATATGTTATATGAGGCCAGAAAATGTCAGAATTATTTGATAGAATAAGACTTATTCCCAGAGCGGGCGACTTCCTTGGTAGAATTACAGGCTCTAGCGGACAAATTTATACCAATAAAACAACTGGCAGTTTGCGAGTTTACGACGGTGATAATCAGGGAGGCGCTGAACTTGCAAGAGCAGACTTTGCAAATATAGAAGACAACGCTGCACTAAATTTAAAGGGCGAAAAAAACCGCATACGGTTTGCATGGACTACTCTAACAGAATTAGAAACTGAAGTAGATCCTAGTATTTACGCAGGTATGATTGCGTATGTTGCTGCTGAAAACAGATTATATTTTGCAGAAGTAGACGGATGGAAACCAGTTGCCAATTTATCAGAGATTAGCGAGTCTGGCACACAGATTCCTTACACACCAGACGATTCGAATACTCTGCTTCATGTAAGCGGAACATACGATTTTGGAAACAATATATTAAAGTATGCTAATGCTATTGATCAGGAATCACAGTTGTCAAACTATGACCCGTCCGTATATCACGGCATGACTATGCATGTGCATTCTACCGGAGCCTTGTACTATGCTCATGACGGTGCTTGGCGCAAATTACTGACTGATACAAGCTTTAACAATGTAGAAGCAGCAGGCTATGTTTCGCCTCTCGGGCCAGTAGCGTATTCGAACTCTTATGTTGATTTAGATAATACTCCTAATAGCATATTAGATTTTGGTATTGTAGACGGCGCTTCAGGACAAGTTCTTTCTACTAACGGTGCAGGCTCTTTCAGTTTTATTGATGTTGCAACCGAGTCTGGCAGTTCGTTTGACCTAATAGAAACAGACAACGGATCTTTTGATCCTAGCGAGTTATCAACCCTGTCTTTCTCGGGCGGCGATAATATTTCAACAGAGGTAGTAACAGATTCAGATGCGGTTACTATCAACCTTAATAGTTTTTCTATCAACTTTCTTTCGGATGTAGATACTCAGAGTAACCCACCTAGCACAGGAGAAGTTTTAAAATGGGACGGTGCAAAATGGTCTCCTGGCACAGATATAGCAGAAGGCGGCACCGGTCTTGATGCCGACACACTTGACGGCCAGGACGGATCCTACTATCTCAACTATAATAATTTTACAAATACACCGGACGTGTTGACCTTAGACGAGTTAGGGGTAAACAATGAAGCAGCAGCTAGCGGCAATGGAGCAATTAGTTACGACAATACTACAGGATTATTTCGATACACGCCCCCTACTGCTGCAGGAATAGGTGCAGCATCTCTATCAGATTTCAGTGTCACAGTTGATCCACCAGGTGTTACCAGTTTAACATACAATGATTCTACTGGTGTTTTTCGTTATACTCCTCCTCAACTGGGCGATTTTGAATTTACAGGGACTATACTAGATACTGTTGGTAGTGCGCAAATTACAGTAACACCGGATGTTAATTTCTCTGGTGCAGTATCTTTTACTACGCTGTCATCAACTGGTGTAGGAACACTTACTTTGGATAGTGCTAGTTCTATTGCGCTTGTTGCAGAAGATGATATATCTTTTTCTGCAGGCACAGGTAGTATTATCTTAGACAATCAATCCTGGCCTCAGGCAGACGGCGCGAGCGGCGAAGTTTTATCTACCGACGGCCAAGGTCAATTGAGTTGGCAATCCGTAAGCGGAAATGATCAAAATCTATTTGAAACAATATCAGCAGATTCTGGATCCACAACAGCAGATACAGTCACAGACACACTAACTGTATCTGGCGGAACTGATATAACAACTTCTGTCAGCGGAGATGTCCTCACAATTGATTTTACAGGAACAGGCAGTAATCAAAATGTGTTTGAGACAGTTAGTGGAGATTTTGGAAGCACCACTGCTGACACAAGTTCAGACACACTAACTGTATCTGGCGGTACTGATATTTCCACTTCTGTAAGCGGAGACACACTCACAATAAATTACACCGGCGGCGGCGGAGGTGTGACAGATTTCAGTCAATTAACTGACGCACAAAATGCTAATCAAAGAACAATAGACCAAGTATTTGAAACTGCTATTTGCACACTGCGAGGTATTGCTAATGGATTTGTATCATACAGTTGGGAAGATCATTATACAGGAGAAAATCCCACAATCTATGCTTTATCAGGGACCACTCTTGCTTTTGATCTAAACAATTTGGCGGGCCATCCTACCGAAATTCAAGATGCATCAGGGAATCCATTAACAACTGGCTTGACATGGGTTTCTCCTAGCGGCCAGGTTTTAACTGGAGCATCTGCTAATGATCAACAAACCGGAACGCTTTATTGGCGTATAAATGAAAGCATCAGCGGCAATTTTTTATATCAATGCACTGCGCACGCATCTATGGTCGGCGATATAGTAGTAAAAAGACTAAGTCTACTTTAAAATTCTATGCGCCAGGCTCCGTTAGGATATTCGCCTTCGAATGACATGCGCCATTCAGAATTTTCAAACTTGTATTGAACACCGGTGTTAAGATTTGTAGTGTAAACTGGTGTTACTGTGGAATCCGAGTCAGTAGAATCAAACACAACCTGCCATTCTGTGCCTGTCCATTCTATGATATCATTAGCAGTTGCAGTAAGGTCCGACCCGTCTTGGTTCTTCCAAGCGTCTGCTCCGTCTGTGTTTTGAGAGTTGCCAATAGATTCTAGTATTAATATTCTCGGATTGGCACTTAGATCTAGATTTTCGGGATTTGATTTTTGAGGATCTATAATATAATCTATCTTAGATCTTGGACCTAAACTACTGGTGATTACAGTGTCAGTAGGAATTGAATCCTCGTCCCAGTTAACAACTGCCTGCGAAGTATCCGTAGAAATAGCAAAAGTGCCAACTATTTCTGTTGGTAGATCCGAACGCTGTAACCGTATCGTTGATATACCTTCTTCGAACTTGAACGGGAATGCTTCTAGGAATTGCCACCATGATATTCCTCCTACTGCACCATTTTTGACCAGTTGCAGAGTGTTATTCATTACTAGTAGATCAATGTCCTGATAGGTGGTTTTGAGAATTGCGAGCACAGACTGTTCTGTGTCATAGTCTTTTCTCGTAGTAGCACGTTCTAGATCTCCTGACTCATTTACAAACAGTTCCGTTTGAATATCAGCGTCTCCTTCAGGCAGAGAAAAATCTATGTCTGTTGTAGCGTCAATTAACTCCTGTTTGGAATTATGAATACGACTGACAATGTCCGTAATAACACCCATTCGTTTGACTTTCGCAGGAGGCGAAATGTATATAGGTGTAGTAAATGACAGTGTGGAAACGTCTATTTCTGTTTCTGTACCCTGAGGTATTGTTCTTGAACTCCAAGTTATTGAATCAAGATATACTGCGGATAGAGAAGTCCAG